AAAACTTTTACTGGACTTAAGATTGACATTGTTACTCCTTCTCTGTAACTGTCTCATTTGATTTTCTCATTATATCATCTATGTTAATTAATGTCAAATACTTAACATTCTTAGCCCGGAACTGACTTCTTAAATCTTCGTATGCTTCATCCCCAATAAAGTTTTTAACGATTGCTAAATAAACGGTTGCAAAATACTTACCATGATGGTCAGCATTCTTTGTATTGTAGTTTATAACATGAGCCATTTCATGACAAATGAAAGGCATTGTTTTACTAATAGGGTAGGGGAGAACAATTTGAGTAGGAGTAGCATAAACATAATCATGCCCTTCTTCAAGAATTGTAGGAACTGGTACTTTCGCCCAATCAGCTATTTGAGAGATTTTTCCTCGAAAAGAATAAATAGGTAATCTTGCGGGGTTCGCCCAAAATTCACATTTGTCTTCAGCATCATAGACTTTCTTTCTTTGAAAGTCCCGGATGTGTGTGTTGGGAATATCCCCAAGCCAAGCTTTCACTTAACCTATCTTCCATAATCCCCATATTGCCTGTCTTCAGAAAGATTATCTTTACCAAGGTCAGATAAAGCTTCGCCAATTTTTTCATGGTCAGACATTATAGTTCTCATTTCATTTTCGATTAGAGCGTCTGTTGTCTCTAAACCAGCTATCCTGTCTTCCAATTCTTCAATAGCTTCCTCTACATCAGAGAGGTCAAAACTATTATCGAAAGTAGCAATCTTTCCTTTTAGTGCTTCTATTTCAGTTTGAAGAACCGCTATATCAATAGTAGTTGCTTCCTCTTGCATAGTTGAAACTGTTGAATCTAAATTAGATACAGTTGAATCAAGTTGTGCGACATACCAAATTATCCCAAAAGCTTGGGCAACAATTACACCAATGACGGCTATAGGTAATTTAATATTTGCTATATTCATTTTTTAACATTGTTCCAAATAATCCGGGCTAGGCCAATGCCCCCCACGACTACTGATGTCCAAGCAATAATTTGGACGGTTAAAATATCTTCGCCAAAACCATGGCGAGAAAGGTCTGCCATGATGCCACCAAAAAGGATTAAAGGGACCGGAAAGTAAGCCTTTAAATACTTCATTTATTCAGGAATAACTAAATTATCTATAGCAGTTGTAGCTGCCTTAGTGAACTCCTTAAGTTCCTTTACAATAGCTTTCTTCTCAGCGTTAGTTACCTTCTTATCTTTAAGGGCGGCACTAATGCTTTCCAATACGTCTACACCTTCATCAACAATTGCTTTTCCATCTGCGGCCAAACCTTTGTTGAGGCTATAGAACGTCATTCCTAAACTTAGAATTTTAAATATGTTCATTATATCTCCTAATTAACATTGCTGGATTTCGTCTTCCAGCTCTATTGATAATTCATCTTCACTTGCTGAACAAGCACAATTGCCACCACAAGCGCATCCAGACATGGACATTTGTATATTGTTCATCATGATTTCTTCGCACTCATTACAACCACATTCACAAAAACAATTATCTTGTTCACAAGTACAGATACCTGTCTCGAAACATGTACAATCATTTATTATTAAATCTGACATTATTATTCACTCTCCAAGACTTTCATCCCCAAGGCGATAATTCCTCCAGTACAACCAGTAGCTATTTCATTCATTCCATAGTATAGTCCTACTCCTGAAAGTATTCCTAATACTATTATTGCCAAAAATATTTGTGGTCTTAGCTTTCCCATCATGACTGCTCCTTGACTTATAAGCGATGTTTCCTCTTCTTTTCCAAGAATAGAGGCTCCTTTATATTTTCGATTCGTCTATATTGTTCTAGTTCTCGAATCATTACTTTATTATAGTCTTCTTTTGTTAAATATTCCCCAATGCGTCTAAAAAATCTCCCAACGATATTACTCGCCACTTCATATACCTCAATGTAAACTAGTTTTTTAAGGCTTCCGCTATCTCATCTCTCTTCTTATCTCCGGGACTCCCTTCCTTGAAGTTCTTGAATCCTTGTTTCTTAGCGGCCGCGGTGGCAACAGCGAATGGGTTATCCACCTTTAAGCTAAAAAATCTGTTGCTTTTTCAACTACACCTTTGTAATCAGCCGACTTTTGAAAGCAAGACTCACACCTACAATCTTCTTTATAAAGGTGAGTATTACTCATCCAATTAAAGAAGTCATGTGACTTACTAATCTGTATTTCGGGTGAATACCAAGGATGTCCAGCATCCTTTGCTTTTTCTTTGGCAACTCTAGAGAGAATATTAGTAAATGAATCAGTCGTGTTCAAAGCAGATACAGGAGTCTCAGTTGAGTTTGCTCCTTCCACTACTCCACGTTTTGTGTATTGTCCTAATTGAGGTTTGGTTAATGCGTCATCATAGTGACGTTCACCTAAGTTTTGGCCAGCTTCGTTAACTACCCATGGTTCTTGTCTATGTGACATTGGGTCTTCTTCAATTACAGGAGTGTATCGTGCATACTCTGGTTCCAACTCGCCCGGAAAACCAAGTCTGTTTAAAAGCCTATGATGTTCATCTTGTCTAGCTTGAGTATTATTTAATGTAGGAAACGCAGCACCATCGGGCGCGTCCTCTACTTGAACAATCTTTTGAAGTTCTTTATCACTTTTTACAAAGTTCATAAAGGATTTTGTGAAGTCTATATCACCATCAGATTTATACATAAGTTCTACTCCTTGTGAACCATCGCAACCACAGTCGCAAGAATCCTCCTTTGAAATTAAACAACTACCATCAATACATGTAGATGTTGCACCTTCGGCTTTGATAATATCGAAAGAGGCCGCTTGGTTTACACCTTTCTCACATACTGTAACTTCAGCTAATTCAAGTTCATCTACTTGCATTACATCCTGAAGTCCCTTTTGAATAGTCTGAGTTTTTAAAGCACTTCCTGCAATACTATAACTTTTCAGTTTGCCATTATTAATTTGTTCGGCAACCTTCTTAGCTATTTTTGTATCATTTCTTAATTCAGTAATAAAGAACAATCCTTTTCCATCGACACCCGATTTGAAAATTTGTCCACCTTTACTAATGTACGCAGGTAATGCCCAACCAACTTGAACATCAGAGTGCAGCACCATTGCATTCCTAGTTCTGAAGTTAGACATATACTTTTGAAAAGCTGTGTCTAAAGCAGCGGTTGTAATTAAATGGCCTTCTCTATCGACTAATTCGATTGATGCAGGACCACCAACTACTAATGAATCATCATCCCCAATTCCCATTTTAGATAGGGCATTAGAATATACTTTATTATCTGGGTATGCCCTAGATAATGTTAGTAGTTCAGCTGGACTTGATATGCCAGCTTTATATAATCTTTTGTACTCACTAAGAGCATCTTGAATATCGTCTACGGTAACTCTTCCATCAGTCGCTTTTTCAAGAAATGCGACACTACCATCTTCGTCTGTATTGACGAAAGTGTCCATCATTTCAGTATTCCTACTCATCCAATTGGAGGGACTAGGAATTGTCCCTACAGATGTTTGAATAGTTTGTTCGACTGTCTCAGTTACCATTTATTATGCTCCTACTCCCCAGACAACTCCACTAACTGTTGGAGTACCTGATGCAGAAACTACCGAGACATTTGTCCTAAAGTGGACAGGATAATTGGTTTCGAGAGTAGCACCAGCCAAAACAGGTATTCCACTTGTGGCAGTAGCAGTGGTATCAAAGGCAACGTAAACGATTTCAGCAGCGTTACTGGATTCATTTGTTATCTTCAATCCTCTAATAATTTCCATGTCTGGCCTCTTAATCGAGGTAGAAGCGTGAGCCTCACCTGTCCAAGAATACAGACTACCAAGGCTACCATCGACATACGATGAAACCGTGTCATTGTCAGAACGAACTTCAAACATAATATTATCTAAGTAAAAATCTATATTTATTTGAGCCGTTGTTGTTACATAAACTCTATATGCAGCGGCGGCCGTACTTCCGGGAATTGCATAAACTGTATTAATTCCCGCAAAGCTTGTAGTCAGATTATGGTCTGCACTAGTAGCTAAGACAGTTGCGCCTGTTGCATCTCTAATTTCTATTTTAACAGCACCAGAAGCAGAGGCTCCTCTGACTTCACATTGTGCTGAGATAAATTGTGGGTTAACGCTAAAAGGAATCATTGGGGAAGACCAATAGGCTCCCTCTCCTGCAGCGCTAGCGTCTGGATTTACTAATAAAGAATTACTTCCTGAGGAAGCTTGTGCGGAACTTCTACTTATCGCGGCACCAGACGTACCGAACATAGAGATATTAGTTCCTTCAACGCTTGGGTTTGTTACCCAGTTTGCAGCGATTTCACCACGAGAGGCTGTTTTTAAATTAGCCGCAGTTGTAGATGTCGCTGTTCGGAAGGCTGCGTATTTTGTATATGGTTGAACAGACTGTCTAGTGGAACTATCGACTTCCCACTCTCTGACATCAGTATGTTTTTCATTAGCCATTAGTTATTGTACTCCTCACCAAATTTTATTTAGTCCAATTCATTAGGGCAAAGAAGCTTCCCATAACGGCAGAAGTATGAACTATTAAAACGCCTATTGCCATCATAACAGTCTTCGCACCATAAACTCTATGTCTCCAGTCTGAAATTTCTTCCAGTCTATCATTCAAAGAATCTAAGTTTACCTTGAGGGTATCATTAAGTGCAGTTTGACTCGCTATGTAAGAGTCTAGGCGCTCCATATAAACGGCCAAATTAACTTCAGTACTTGTGTTCTTTTTGTTTACCATAGCCATTCCATACAAGCGTTTAGAATTTGTTACAAAACGTAAGGGGAGGTTTCCCTCCCCCTACGCTAAAAATGCGATTACGCATTCAAGTCAGCAATCTTTGCTTGGGTAAAGATGTTCTTACATCGCATCTCAGCCATAGTGTAGAGTAAGCCCCTAACAACTAGAGCATTTGCTGCGAAGTAATCACGGTTCTCAACGTACTGAGTAGGCTGTGCAACCGCAATCTCAAGATAGTCTGTATCCAAAACATAGATGTTTGAACCCAAAACTGCATCGTTTGTAGCAACTGACTTTGGAACATCCGCATCTGGTAGAATTGGAATTCCTTGGTAAGTAGCCAACACTAGACCAGTTCGTGTACCGGGATAAGTGCGTTCTGCACCGACTCCAACTTGGTACTCTTCTTGACCTAGATACCTCTGGTTACTGTTAAGCAACCTTTCAAGGTTGAAGTATTGGTCGTGTCCCAAAAGGATTAACTTAGGTTCACCACCATTCTCCCTAATTTTCTGAATAGCATTGTCCAAAAGATTCAAGGACAAGGCTCGTCCAGTACCACCGTTATAAGAAACGGAAGCACCAGCATTCCATCCACCAGCAGTTCTGCCACCCATGGTCAAGTCGTAGGCTCTAGACCTAGCTTCTCCACCACCAACGCCAGCACCGTCTTCCATAATGATGTCATCGATGGAAGTCATTCCTGCTCGTGCTGTAATGTATGCAACGTCACCATCAGCAAATGTAGTACCAGATGCCACGGTAATAGCCCCGGTTGATGTGTTAACTGCGGAGATAACGGAGCCAGCGGCTCTGTCATGTCCTGTTGCTGAAACGTCATACTGTCCAACTGAGTCGCCCACTTTAAAGTGTTTAGCGATTGCAGCAGGTACTGTAAATGATGTTGCGGAACCAGCGGAAGCCAAGTATGCAGAACCAGCAAGTAGTTCCTCATTGATTTCCTTAATGTGGTCCAACTGAGCATTCTCGTTCTCAAGAGCCAGAACATCTCCGACACCACCTTCCAACTGTGCGGTGAAGACTGACTTCACGGAAGCACCGAATGTGGTTGATACGATTCTAGGCAAGCTAGATACCGTTTGAATGTCGGAAACATCGACTGTTGGCAACGTTCCTGTCTCAGTAACTGGTCGTGAACGACCCGAACCTCTATCAGTACGGACCCTCCAACCAGCGGTGTTACCCCACACTACTCGTGGGATAGCATTGAAAAATCTGGTTTGGTTGTTTAGTGCCTGCCAGACTTTCCTACCGTAAGTTGTATTGAATATGCCTGTGGCAGTATCAACTGTGAAGTAAGACTGTTTCTGTAGGTATTCTGGACCGAATACAGATTGGTACAAACCTCGTTGAGACTGTGCAAGATATTCACTTAGACTAGGATTAGCCATAAGTTTCTATTCCTCCAATTTTCATGAATTTTTAATTTAACCTAAAAGTTCTCTAGGAACACCATCGGTGTTTCCAGTCTCAATCTGATGTTGAAGTCTCCTCAACTCAGAGTATGAAAGTTCTGCAAGCTGACCAGCTGTGTCACCTTCACCCTTTTGGATGATTGGTGTGTCATCAAGTCCCAAGCCTTTTACAACTTTAGGAGCCTGCAAGCCAGTCTCTTCACGGAATCCCATCTTGCGTAGTCGGCTTTCTGCTTCGGCTGTTACAGCTTTCTGCATGTTGCCTTTAGTTGCTTCAAGTTCTTTCTGCAACTTCGCAATCTGTTTTGCCATGGACTTCATCTCATCGGATTCATCTTCATCATCCTCGTCCATACCCTTCTCTTCTACAGGGACATCAGCAGCTTCTTCGTCTGCTTCTTCCTCATCGCCTTCCTTCTCTATCTCTTCTTCTTCATCCTCGCCATCTTCTTTTTTCATGGCTTGGATAGTATTTTGCTGGTCTTCAATTTTCGTAGTCGGTGTGACTGCGGATTCTGAATCGTCAGCATTTTGTGGGGTTCCCCCCGTAGCTTTAGCCTTTCGTTCCCCGCCATCGACATCAAGTCCAGCTTCGGAACCTTCTTTTATAAGGCCAATGACTTCTTTTGCGATTGATTTCACAAGGTCGGCTCGTGCAGCAGCATTAGCATTTTCAGCTTCAGCGGCAGCAACGGCTTGCTCTTCTTTTGCCAAGCGTCCATCCATCTTCTGTAGAACTTCGGCTACGGCGGCAAGTGCAAGGTTTGTGCCTTCCATCTGCTTTTCAATCTTCTCAGATATGTCTGCCATAGATTTTCCCTCCTATCATGGTTTCCATTCTAGTTTCCATCTACATAGTGAGGTTGGTCTAAGCCACATCCGACCTCATATTATAGAACATAATATAACGTTATATTTTAACGTTAATTCATTATACTAACGAAAGCTAAAAATCCTACTACAGGCGTGTGTAAATGCGTGATTATAATATAAGTTCTATAAAAATCTATTCTTTGGGTAGACCATTTTGTTCTAGGGTAAGCATTTCATTTCTAAAATCATATAAAGGAACTTGTACAAGCTTCTTTAACTTGTCACATTGATTGCCTTCCGGGAGTGATGCTTCAACTAAATCTAACACCTTCCCTACCATTTTAGAATGTCTCGCAATAATAAATTCTTGAGTTGGTGTTACTTTATTTACATCAACCATGATAATCCTCCTACCTATGTCCTGTTCTTATCGTTATATTTGCTGGGAGTTTGATGCCCCATTCTTTAAACAACTTAGTTAGCTGTTTAGTTTTTACTACCTTCCACGCTTCAGTTAGCCATTGAGGGTATTGGCTTTGCCAATAATTCTTTCGAGTAGAAAGATTCCAAGGAATAGACCGCCATTCTGTCTGACTGATTTTACTTGGGGCATGACCTTGTGTAAAAGTTTTAGTGTGTGCTTTAACCTTTACCTTACCCTTAGAGGTTTTTCTCCAGTGTGCAGGAACCTTTTGTACATGGTTTTTACCAACTTCTACGTGGTCAGGAACTTCTCCATGATGAACAGTTGCGGCATAGTCCGTATCGTATTTAATAGTAAAGCCTTTGTGTGTGGCTGTTACCGAAGCGGAATTCTTAAGCTGACCAGTGTCTACTGGCACATGCCTTTGTGCTTCTTCTAAGGTGGCATCACCTAGGGCTTGCCAAATCTCAGTTAATTCTTTACGGTCTTGTCGCGCTTGTCTCGCCATGGAAACCCTCCCTTGAGATTATTATACTAATCTAAGGAAGGTTTTATTAAATCAGCCCAAGTAGATGGAATTTCATCGACAAACATGCGTTTAGAATTATCATATCTATTTAAATAAATTATCTCTTTTCCAACATTTGCATACTTTGGATGCCAATAAGTGACAACTTGTTTAGGTTTTGTTGCCGCATGTAATCGTTGTAAAGCAAATTCGTCAGGGCCTTTCATACAACCACATATCAATAGTTCTCCAGTTCCTATGTCGATTTCATCGACTCTATGGAAGTGTCCAATCATTACACTATCGAATTCAAGTTCGCCAACAATATCTGTTGCACCCTCAATTTCATCTTGTAGACTCTTCCTGTATTGAAGAACTCCTCGTAATCTACTAACGGCATTAGTAATAGCCATGCTACTACCCGCACCAGAGATACTATCACCATGCATAATAAGTACGTTTTTATTGTGTAGCTTAAAGGTATTGATAAAACTCTTTGGAATATCGAATTCAATATTATCTTGATTCTTACAAAAAGCCGCTACAAACTGATAGAGAAGATAATCCCAATCCATATATTTATCTTTCATTGGAGGCTTTCTAGTCATTCGACCATGATTACCCACAACACATGGAACTCTTACTTTCTCAAAATGTGGAGCAAATACCATTAAGGATTGTGCAATTAGGTTTGCACCCCTAATCATTTGTTCCATACAATTAGCAATATTACTTCTAGCTAATTCTTCGTGGATGTCTCCACTAATCATATCGCCAAGCATTGGAACTACGAGTTCATTTACTGGGGCAATCTTTCGTCTATACTCTGCATGTCGTAGAACTTGATTTGCCCATCCATATAATCTCTTATTAAAGATTTCAAATGTATACTCATTTAGACCATTCATTTGTTCTTTATATACATGCTCCCCGATATGCGTGTCTGATAAAGGGGCAACCATTATCTGTGGTGAAGAACCACTAAGAGAAGAAGGATTGATTTGGCGTGGTGTTACTTTGGGAAAAGCTTTAGTGTAGTCTTTTATAGCATCTACGATAATTTCTTTTTTAGCATTATCTTTTAACGATGCTTGATACAACTTCTTATAAAAGTCTGCCTCACTTTTATAGGTGGCAACTTTTTTATCAAGCTTAACTCTTGTAGTTAAATCATCTGCGGGAAGAGAGTCCTCTTCGACTACTACTTCCAAGGGATTTTCTTTGTCGTGCCAACGTTGAATCGTTGTCCGATGTATGTCCACCCCGTGTTCGTCTTGCAACCACTTCGCTATCGAAGTCCAAGTTGCTCCCAACGCTCGTCTTTTTATTATCTCTGATTTTACCTGCTCTGGAATCATACGCTCTCCTGACAGTCATTACTAATATCTTAGCACAGATAAGACATTGTAAATCCTTATCTTCATTTAGATACATCTTTCCTTTACATTTAGGACATAGTTTATCATACAATGAATTTTGATTCAATCTTAGTCTACCAACCTATCGTAGAGTTCTTTGCCAAGAAGCTTTTGAAATGGGGTTTCTTCAGTCTCTTCTTCTAATTCTTCTATTTCCCCTTGCTCTTGGTCTTTATCCCCACCAGTACCTAAGTCATCTTGAGATGGACCCGATTCCCATCGTAGCCGAATGTCCAGCCCCGCAGGGGCAGTCTGCGAAGCAGTCCCTGTGTTTTGAGGCTTACCACCTTTAGAATCTTCATTGTCATCTAGTGCTTTAATTTTTCGTTCCATATCTTTTTGTGCTACATCTGTTTGTTCATCAGGGCTAGCATCAAATTCCACAGGATTTCTAGTTTGGTCATTAATCGCTGTAGAACTTACGGCTTGCCTAAATGCTTTTTCCATTTTTGTAGCGTCCTCTTTTCGTAGTTCTAATCGTACCCAATCAATCAAACTGACAATGAAGTCAGTATCTGATTTTTGCATCTTTCTCTCTGGAGAGTTATCGGATATAAAGTCTGCAAGTTTATCGATTCCAGTTTTCTTTTTGGCCTTTTGCTTTTTGCCACTATCTCCATGAGTGGGGGTAAAGACTCCGGCATTGGTTGAGGTGAATACAGTACCACCGCTATCCCCAAAAGAACCAGATGTTGCGCCACCACCATCCCCTTCCTTACGGAGTTTCTTCTTTTCCCTTTTATAGGAATCATCTTGCCCTCTAGGGTTTGTTACCCACGACTTGAGAAAGTCTTTTTTATTGCTCATCGATATCTATCTCAGTAGGTGTTGTAGCTTTAGGCTTCTCTTGTTTGTTTCTACTGTATCTAGTTGGGTCTGCAAACACCGCCTTTTCCACATGTGTTACTCCAGTAGGAGAGAGAAATGCAACATAATCTATATTACCTTGACTAAACCACATTTGACTCATATCAGGAGTCACCTCTTTGATAATCGGAGAAGTAAAGCCCTTCTCATTTAAGGACTCCACCCAAGATTTGGATAAGGTTAATTCGTTTTTCTTACTCCTAGCTTCGGCATATTCATCAATATCCCTCTCTTCATCCGGGGATTTATCATGCCAATCAGGAGTTACACCACCAGTTCGACCTTTGAATTTTCTTTGTGAAGGTGGTTTATATGCTTTAAGCATTGCTTGAATGGCTTCTCCTTCAGCTGGCATCATACCTTCTTCAGGCATTTCTTCGCCTTCTGCCGCCATTTGTTCTTGCATTGCTTGTTGTTGTTCTTGCTGTTGTTTCATCTGTTCCATTTGTTCTTGTTGCTGTTGAATACCCATAGCCATCTGTTCAGCTTGCATTTGAGCCATAGGTGTTGGTTTACCACTTATGATAAACTCAGCCTCGTGTAAAGGAACATCTTGTTCTTTCAATTTAATATCAAATCCTAATTGACTAAACTGATTAACAATGGCGACCTTCTGCTGTGCAAAAGATAATCTAGTGTTCTCAGCTTTTTCTTCAGGAGTTGGTAAAGAAACATCGTAATCTGTAATACCGAAAGCATCCAATAATTGTGGGAATACTTTCTCATGGAATAATCTTTGGTCACCCTCAACTACACGACTCATCACAACTAACTGTTGAGTTTGTGTAGACAGCCCACCAAAAGCCTCTGGCGCTCCTTGCCATGCAGGAGTAACACCCCACATAGCCGCAACACGTTCCCTAACTTCTTCCCTTACAGGTAGATAATCCATCTCATTTAAACTATGGAATAACCTTACAAGGTCTACTCGACCTCTTTGATTCCTAGCTGAAACAGCTACCATTGGTATGTAGTTAGGGTCTAGCCGTGTCTGAGCAGCGATATGTTCTCGTTCTCTACGTAATGATTCCGGGTCATCAGTTGTAACCATAAGCATACTTGCAGGCATCTTACGCTCAAAGAAATATCTATATAGATTCTTATCCATCCCCACCAAGGTTAAAGCCTTTTCAAAGATTGTTAAAATTGGTGACCATCCATATGTTTCAGATGGTGAGAACTTAGATAAGTGAATTACCTCTTTATCAGAGAAATACATGTGTTTACTTCTGTGATAATACTTATACATAGCAGGCATTAACTTAACACTACATTCATCTTGTTCACAGATTCCTGCTATATCTTGAATCATTTCTCTGTGTATAGGACAAATAAAGTGGGCATTCTTAGGTAATCCAGCTTGGTCTAAGTCGAACTCGACTAGGGCTGGATTTAAACGTCTTATTTCTTGAAGCCTAGATGAAACGGTTCCATCACCATTATCCTTATACTCTTTAGCCAAATATAAGAATCCATCATCTAAAGCGTTCACATCAAAATGGAATTGCCTAAGAACTTCTTCTAATGATTGGTCAAAGACGTTACAGTCTTTTAACCAATTAAGTAAATTGTCTTTTTGTTCTGAATCAGGATTTTCCTTATTAGGGACGATTTCCATCCCACGGCGGAAAACCTCACTAGTGATATGACTAAGAGGGCCTCTAATTTCTTCTACGGACATTGAAATAGTCTGTAAATCCATCACCAATTGTTGGCGATAGGCCATCTGATGTCTGACCCAAGTATTAACTATTTGGTCAAGGCCAATTGTCTGTGCCTTACCAACATCCCCCTGTGACTTCATTATGTCTAACAAACTAATCTGTTTGTTTAAATCCGCCATAGTCTGTTGCATTTGGGGAACTTGAGGCATGTATTCAGATAATTTCATACTTATTCCCTACTAAGGTTAGTCATGTCCTGCATAGACACTAATTTCAATATGGAAGCCATAGCTTTTTCTTTAAGTTTATATTCCTCAGAAGTCAAGCTACTCTCCACAGCTTCACTTGTGGTAGCTTGAAGAGTGTCAATTTTATCTTTCAAGCTATCTATTTCTCGTTGTTTCATATCAAGTTCGGCAGAATACTCTCTTTCAAGTTCTTCCGTATCGCCTCCCCCAAAGTTGGCATTCTGTATATGTCCTGTCGTTGCAGCTTCCTTTATTAAAGCTATAAATTGTCCTTCAGAGAGACAGACAACCGCCGGACTTTCATCGCCAATTTCATCATCAGCGTCAAGGTGTTTCAAATCCTCATGCCAAGTGTTTAAGATTCGCCATGTTCCCTTGTCATCTTTGTTTGCTACGTATTGTTGTTCTGTCCCCGAAAGGATATTTCCTAGAGGCATATTAGACTCCTTTTCTTATCTCATTTTATATTATACTAAACTTTTAACAATTACCTATGCTATTAAACAAGCACTATACCCACACGATTTGCAAGTCTCACATCCGTCTGCAAAAACAACCATAGGGTTATCGCAGCAATATCCATGTCCAATCTCCTCAGAGGCGACCACATTAGCTTGCAAAGTTCGTTCTTCTATATCAAAACCATTAAGTTGAAGCTGAGTTGCTTCTTGTTTATTACCTTTAACTAACACTTCTTTCTCACGACTTCCCGCTCGATATACAGTTATACCCTTACATCCTGTCTCATATGCCAACATATAAGCGTCTTCCACATCTTGTATTGTTGCGGTATTAGCAAAATTTATGGTTTTGGATATTCCAGAATCACAAGGTGCTTGAAATGCAGCTTGCATTAATACATGGTCTTTTGGAGAAATTTCTGGTGCAGTTGCGTAGACTTCTTTAGCCCAAGTAGGAACTTGAGGTATACTTTCTAATGTACCACCTTCAGCTAAGTAATCCATTAAATCTTCTGAATAGAAGCCATATTTCTTAGCATCAGCTTCAAAATACTTATTTACATAGTTTAATGTTTTCCCTTCTAGGATATTTTGCTTCTTCCACGCCAATGCGAAAGTCGGTTCAATACCACTAGAAGTATCCGCTATCATTGAAATAGTTCCTGTTGGAGCCACCGTTAAACGACAATTATTTCTAAACTGTTCAGTTTCCTTATTGTAGGTACTCTGTTCCCATGCCGGGAAAGTTCCCCTACTTTCTCCAAGACTAATAGATGCATCATCAGCCCACTCACGAACTAATCCCATAATTTTAGAACCAATTTCCCTAGCCTCTTCAGAAGCATAAGGAATTTTTAATTGGATAAGTAAATCAGCAAAACCCATAATACCAAGACCAATCTTACGAGTTGCCTTAGTCATCTCTTCTATTTCAGGAGTTGCATAGTAATTAGCATCAATAACATCATCTAAAAAGCGAACAGAAATTTTAGTTACTTCTTTTAACCTAGCCCAATTAATTTTATCATTCCAATTGAGGTTTCCTTCTTCTGCTAATTCCTCATCAGTAAAATCTTTATAAGGCTTATAGAACTTTGCAAGATTAATAGAACCTAAGTTGCAAGATTCATTTGGCAACAAAGGTTGTTCACCACAAGGATTAGTAGCAATCATCTCACCATATTCTTGAATGACATGGTTGTCTTTATTAATTGTATCTAGGAAAACCATTCCCGGTTCTCCATTTTTCCACGCACCCTCAACTATTTTCTTAAATAGTTCTCGTGCATTTTGCTTGCCAACAATAGTTAGGTCTTTTGGATTAACTAAATCATAATCAAGGTTATGTTTAACACATTCCATGAAATGTCTATCTACACCAACCGAAATGTTAAAGTTGTGAATATCTCCTTCAACAGCTTTACAACCAATAAAGTCAAGGATATCAGGATGATAGACAGACATAATGGCCATATTCGCACCATCTCTTTTTCCTCCTTGGGTAATCATTGAAGAAACCCTAGAAAGAGTCTTCAAGACTTCGATTGGGCCACATGCAATTCCATGAGTTGATTTTATAGAATCTCCTCTAGGTCGTAATTTTGATAGGGCGAAACCTGTGCCACCACCAAATTTTTGTACCATAGCACTATCAGTAGCAGCTTTCATTATTCCTTCCATAGAATCTTCTAGAGGCAAAACAAAACAAGCACTTAGAGTTCCTTGTTTGGTTCCAGCATTCATTAGAGTAGGGGAGTTAGGTACGAACTCAAAGTTCGTCATAATGTCATAAAAATCATTCGCAGATAGTTCGGATTCTACTGGAAGTGTTCCATAAAGGGTTTCAATCGATGCTACTCCTTTAGCAACTCTCTCGAACAATTCTTCGGGGGTTTCAATAATATTACTATCATCATCTTTAAGAAAATACCTATGTTCTAAAATGGTTTTAGATTGTTCGGAAAGTTGTACTGGTTGATAGTTTATTGTTGTCATTTAAGGTTGTTACCTCCATCTTAAAAAATTATTGTCTATGTCCACAATAGAGGCAAAGACCCCGCTCTTTCACCCAAAAAGATGGGTTACATACTGCTTCCGCACATTGTGGGTTTGGTGCAGACTCCGCGATTTCTAACACATTGACAGGTTCCATTTGTAATGGGTTCGCCACTTTATTGGACTTATCATTGTATTCTTTTCCAACCTTATCGTCAAGCATCTCTTTTCTACTTTCAGGCGTTTCACCGGGACTGACGGCTCCAAGCCAATCAGCCGCGCTACCCAAATCAACGAACTTATAAGCCGTATCATGGACCGCCTGCAAGGCCATAGCAATTGAGAAAAAAGCATCTCCATGTCCCATGGGAGTATCGGGTGCTTTCAATTCATTGCTAACAGAAAGAATCTGTTGCTTCTGTCTTTCATCCTTGATTAATTTTATGATACCCGAATGAACAAAATTTTCAAACACTCCAGCCATAGTATTTTTTGCTTTCAATGTGAAATGCATTGGCCTCCATCGAGTGTCCAATCC